ATCATACATATCAGAAAGATGGTAAAAGAGCAGAAGTCTGGATAGACGAATATGACAATTGGGGTTGTAGATTCTGGGAAGATAATCTTTGGAAGAAAGATGAGATATATAAAGGACATAGTGAATCATATGCAGAATCGGCTGCAGAGAATTATGTAATGGGGATAAAAGATTAATGTTAGGTAAATCACATTTCTATCATGAAGCAATCAAAAGAGCAGTATCAGTTTTTGGTACTATGTTCAATGAGATTGATATTCAAAGAGATAACTCTTCTGGAAATACAACTCAAAATGTAAGAGTTCCATTATCTTATGGGCCTAAACAAAAGTTTATTGCAAGATTAGACCAAGCTGCAGACCTTATGGACAACACAAAGTCAAGGGTTGCAATGACTTTACCTAGAATGGCATTTGATATTACTGGTTTAAACTATGATGCAGAAAGAAAACTTGGTAAATTAAAACAATATAAACTACAAGATGCATCTGATAATACAGTTTTAAGAACACAATTTGCACCAGTACCCTACAATATTCAGTTTGGATTATATATTTTATCAAAAAATACCGAAGATGCATTACAGATTGTAGAACAAATATTACCTTTCTTTACACCAGACTTTACAGTCACGATGACAACTGTGCCAGGCACTAATGAAAAAAGAGATGTACCAATTATTCTAACAGATGTATCTTATGCAGATGAATATGAGGGTGACTTTCAAACTCGTAGAGTAATTACATGGACATTAAACTTTGAAATGAAAACATACTTGTATGGTTCTATTGCATCTCAAGAAATTATTAGAGATGTTCGTGCAAGAACTTACATATCAGATGAGGGTACAGTAGATGTAAATGCTGGAAGGTCTAGTGAAATTAAAATAGTTCCTAATCCAACCAATGTAAGTCCAGAAACAAGTCCACTAAATATAACTGAAACAATAAACTTTTTTGATGGAAATGACTTTGATTATAATACAGACAAGTCTAATATTTAATTATGAAACAACCTATAGATGAAAGACTAGATGAACTTCTAGATATCAACCACGAAGCAGAAAAAGTAGTTAAAAAAACTAATAACTATATTGTCCCTAGAAACAATCAAGGTCAATTTGCAACCAGAGATAAAGAACAAGAGATAGACTACAAATACACCAGAGACACTCTGTATGGACTTGTAGAGAGAGGACAGGATGCAATAGAGGGTATCCTAGACCTTGCAAAAGAAAGTGAACATCCGAGAACCTATGAAGTCGCAGGACAATTAATTAAAACAGTATCCGAAACTTCCGAAAAATTATTACAAATACAAAAAATGATGGATGATTTACAGGATACTAAACCCAAAGGAAACACAACCAATCAATTATTCGTAGGTTCTACTGCTGAATTGCAGAAACTATTGAAGAAAGAAAATGCCGAAACCAAAGAATGAAGGATATCTAGGTAATGCTCAAGTAAAAAGAGCAGGTATTACCGAAGAATGGGATGACGAGAAGGTACAGGAATATTTACAATGTACTCGTGACCCAGCATATTTTATATCTAAATATATCAAAATTATATCACTAGACGAGGGGTTAGTCAACTTTAACCTATATGAATATCAAAAAAATCTTATTGACCAGTTTATTCATAACAGGTTCAACATTGTCCTTGCATGTAGGCAAAGTGGAAAGTCAATTACTGTATGTGCCTATCTTTTATGGTACATCTTGTTCCATCCAGAACAAACAGTTGCTATCTTGGCCAACAAGGGTGCAACTGCAAGAGAAATGTTATCTCGTATAACAACAATGTTAGAGAATGTACCATTCTTTTTACAGCCAGGAACTAAATCACTTAACAAAGGAAGTATAGATTTTGAAAACAATTCTAGAATCATTGCATCTGCAACTACGACATCATCGATTAGGGGTTTATCTGTTAATCTTCTTTATCTTGATGAGTTTGCCTTTGTAGAAAATGCAGAACCATTCTATACTGGTACATATCCAGTAATTACCTCTGGTAAAAACTCAAAGGTAATTATTACATCTACTGCAAATGGAGTGGGTAATATGTTCCATCGTATCTGGGAAGCATCAGTCACAGGGTCAAATGAGTTTGCAAACTACCAAGTTAATTGGTGGGATGTGCCTGGCAGGGATGAAAAATGGAAAGATACTACAATATCAAATACATCAGAGTTGCAGTTTGAACAAGAATTTGGTAATTCTTTTCTAGGAACTGGTAGAACTTTAATCCCATCCAATGTAATTCTGGGATTAGTATCAGAAAATCCTCAAGAAATGTATGGTCAAGTAAGAGTATATAAGAAACCTAAACCACATCATGAGTATATTATGACTGTAGATACAGCAGAAGGTAAAGGTATGGACTATTCTACATTTACAATATTTGACATACATGATGGTAATATGTTTGAACAAGTATGTACATTTAGAGATAATATGATATCTCCTATGTTATTACCAGATATATGTGCAAAATATGGTAAGTTATATAACGATGCACTTATTATTGTAGAGAATAATAATCAAGGTACAATGGTATGTAGAGAGTTATATTACGAATTAGAATATGAAAATATGTTTTTAGAAAGTGCAATCAAGGCAGATGGGGTAGGAGTTCGTATGACCAAGAAGGTCAAAGCACAAGGATGTGCAGCTTTGAAAGAAATAATGGAAGAGAAAAAACTCTATATAAGAGATACAGATACCATACAAGAGTTTGCAACTTTCGTATCAAAAGGACAATCATGGCAAGCAGATGGTGGATGTCATGATGATATGGTCATGAATTGTGTATTATTTGCATGGTTTGTTGCAACACCACTGTTTAAAGATATGTCTAATGCAGACTTAAAGTCTATGTTATATGCAGAAAAACAGAAAGAAATAGAACAAGATATAGTTCCAATAGGTATTATGAGTGGAAATACCTACGATAGACAAACAACAACCTTTAAAGAAGGTGGAGATTTATGGACAGTAGAAGACAAAGACGAAGAGTATGGTACTTTTTAAAATCAAAGAAATACTAAATACTATGGACAAATCAAAAAAAATAGGTTTGTTTAGATAATAAACTTTATGGGAGAAAACTAAAAATGGCATTTCAAGTTTCACCTGGCGTACAGGTAAGAGAAATCGATGTGACGAATGTAGTTCCAGCAGTATCATCAGCTATTGGTGGTTATGCGGGAATGTTTAGTTGGGGCCCAGTTGATGAAGTTAGAACTATTAGTTCAGAAAAACAATTAGTTAGTGTTTTTGGTGAACCTACAGGTGATGACACTTACCTTAAGGCAAACATGAAGAAAGAACACTTCTATTCAGCTGCAAACTTCTTAAGATATGGAAATAACTTAAAGGTTGTTCGTGCATTAGGAACAGGTATGTTAAATGCAACAACTGGTTCAGCTGGTATACTAATTAAAAATGCAACTCACTATTATGAGTCCAACTACCATACTGGTAGTGCGGCAGCTAGTGCTGGTCACTTTGCAGCGAGATGCGTTGGAAGTTTGGGTAATAGTTTAAAAATATCTGTTTGTGCAAGTGCAGATGCATTCTCAAAAAATGCAGCTACAACTGTATCCGATGGTTCTATGGCAGTAGGTCATACTTCTATAGATGTTGCATCTGGTGCTGCTTTTGTAGTGGGTGATATAATCACTTTTGCAAATCACACAGATAGATATAAAATATCAAGTATCTCATCAAATACAATCACTTTTGCATTAGAGTCTGATGGTACATCTGGTTTACAGACTGTGCCAGGCAACACTACTAATATTGCTCGTGAATGGGAATTTGCAAAGAACTTTACAAAGGCACCTGGCTCAAGTCCAGATGCTCTTGCAAACAATAGTTCTTTAGATGAAATGCATATTGCAATAGTAGACGAGGATGGTCAAATAACTGGAATCGTTGGAGAAATCCTAGAATTATATGAAGGTGTTTCAATGGCATCTAATGCTAAAGACCCAGAAGGTAATTCAAACTACTATGTTGATAAATTAAGATATAATTCTGACTACATCTTCTTCACCAACCACAATTCAAACATGTCGGAAAGTGGTAATACATTTGCGGTTGCTGGTGCAGCCTTTGATACACATGCATTACCAATAACAGAATCATTAGATGATGGAACAGAAGGAAGTAATTTAACATCTGGTCAAAAACAAGCTGCATTTTCAACTTATTTGGGTGATGCAGAAACACAAGATGTTGATTTCTTAATTGCTGGGCCACTAAATGGTGATGATGGTTCTAATAGTGATGTAAGAACACTTGCAGAAGCAACAACACAAGCAAACAATTTAATTGCAATTTGTGATGCAAGAAAAGATTGCATGGCAGTCATTTCACCTCGAAGAGAGGATTGTGTAGACAATGCAAACTCACAAACTGCAATCGTAGGATTTGCAGAAACATTAACATCTAGTTCATATGCAGTATGTGATTCTGCATGGACTTATCAATATGATAAGTATTCTGACAATTATTGTTATGTACCAGCATGTTCACATGTAGCAGGTATAATGGCAAGAACAGACAATCAGAGAGATGCATGGTTCTCACCAGCAGGACTACAGAGAGGACAAGTAATGGGTATTACTAAACTTTCTTATAATCCAAATCAAGCTGATAGAGATGCACTATATAAGAAGAGAGTTAATCCAATCGTGACTTTCCCTGGCCAAGGGACTGTAATGTTTGGAGATAAAACTTTACTTTCAAGTGCAAGTGCATTTGACAGAATTAATGTTAGAAGATTATTTATTGTCATGGAGAAAGCAATCGCAACTGCAGCTAAATTCCAATTATTTGAATTTAACGATGCATTTACAAGAGCTCAATTTAGAGCAACGATTGAACCTTTCTTAAGACAAGTTAAAGGAAGACGAGGAGTTGTTGATTTCCAAGTTATTTGTGACGAAACAAATAACCCACAATCAGTTGTGGATGCAAATCAATTCCAAGCGTCAATTTTTGTTAAACCTAATAGAAGTATCAACTTCATCACACTAAACTTTGTTGCAGCTAGGTCTGGTGTTGAGTTTGAAGAAGTATATGGTGCTACTAATACCCAGTATGGAAATTAAGGAGTAAGACATGGCAACTATAGATGAATTTAAAAGTCAGTTGATTGCTGGTGGAGTTCGTTCCAACAGATTTAAAGTGTATATTCCTAGAATGGGTGAGAACATAGAATTTATGTGCAAAACTGCCGCAATTCCAGGCTCAACCCTTCCAGTGGTCGAAGTTCCTTTTAGAGGACATAGACTCAAAATTGCTGGGGATAGGACTTTCGAGGATTGGACAGTCACGATAATCAACGATACAAGCTTTACTGCAAGAACAGCAGTAGAACAATGGATGTTAAGTATTCAAGATTTAGATAGTGGTGTTGGTGCAACAGACCTAGATTATCTTGTTTCAAGAGCAACTATATCTCAATTAAATAGGGATGACAGTGTTATTGCATCTTACGAGTTGTATAACATGTATCCTCAAACTTTAAACAATATCGAATTATCATACGATACTGCTGATGAGATACAGACTTTTGATGTGACATTCAGTTATTCACACTGGGAAAGAACTCTTTAATTAGAGTTCCTTCTTAAGTGTTATAAATATATATTATGGAAATATTTGGATTTGAAATAAAGAGGAAAGACGCAGAGGCTAAAGCACCATCCTTTGTGGCACCTATAAATGACGATGGAGCACAGGTTGTTGAAGTCGGTCAAGGTGGATATGCCGCTGGATTCGGTGGTGGAATGGCTCAAGGGACATTCCTTGACATGGAAGGTGGAGTTAAATCTGAACAAGATTTAATTTTAAGATACCGACAAATGTCATTGATACCAGAGGTTGATATGGCAATTGACGATATCGTCCAAGAGGCAATCTCTAATAATGATTTAGATGCACAGGTTGGTATCAATCTAGATGCAACTAAATTTTCAGATTCAATTAAATCCAAGATAAGGGATGAATTTACAGAAGTCTTAAGACTTATGAGATTTAATCAGACCTCATCAGATATATTTAGAAAATGGTATGTAGATGGAAGAATGTACTTCCATTTACTTGTTGAACCAAGTAATCCTAAAAAAGGTATTATTGGTTTAAGAATGATTGACCCTATCCAAATGAAAAAGGTTAGGGAAGTCGAAAAGAAAAAGAATGCAAAAGGTATAGAAGTTATACATAAAGTAAAAGAGTTCTATACTTATAATCAAGGTGGGTTTGAGAAGAATCAAACTATGGGTCAAGGTGGTCAAACACTTATGATTTCACCAGATGCAATAGTTTATACTACATCTGGAATGATGGATGCAAACAGACGAAACATTATTGGTTATATGCATAAAGGTCTTAAGGCTGCAAATCAATTAAGAATGTTAGAGGATGCACTTGTTATTTACAGAATATCAAGAGCACCAGAAAGAAGGATTTTCTATATAGATGTAGGAAACCTTCCAAAGGCAAAAGCAGAACAGTATCTTGCAGATACTATGACTAGATACAAAAATAAACTAGTCTATAATGCAGATACAGGTGAAGTCAGAGATGACAGAAAACATATGAGTATGTTGGAAGATTTCTGGTTGCCTAGAAGAGAAGGTGGAAGAGGAACAGAGATTACCACCTTACCTGGCGGACAAAATCTAGGTGAAATTGAAGATGTAATATATTTTCAAAGAAAACTGTTCCGAAGTTTGAATGTACCTATCTCTAGATTAGAGACTGAAGCAGGATTTAGTTTAGGTAGGACAACAGAGATATCAAGAGACGAGGTTAAATTTTCTCGTTTCGTAGATAGATTAAGAGTGAAGTTTAGTAGTATGTTTATTGACATACTTAAAACTCAACTGGTATTAAAAGGTATTTTACCAATTGAGGAATGGGAACTTGAGAAAGAGAATATCCGATTTGATTATCAAAAGGATTCTCACTTTGTAGAAATGAAAGATGCAGAGATTCTTCGTGAAAGAGTCACTACATTAAGAGAATTAGATGAGTATGTTGGTAAATATGTATCTCAACAATGGGTTAGAAAGAATATCTTAAGACAATCCGAAGAAGAGATAGAAATGATTGACAAACAAATCGAAGACGAAGAACAAGATGGGGAAGGAGAGGACGACTTCTCCATGTAAGAGGAAATAATATTATGGCAAGAGAAGATATTAAAAATATGATTAATTCACTTGAAACTGGTGACAATGTTGGTGCATCAAATGCTTTTGCAACAGCTATGGTAGACAAACAAAAAGATGCTATAGAAGGTAAGAGACTGGATGTTCAACTTGATTGGTTAAACAAACAGGAACAACCAGTAGATGAAGAAATTTAAAGATTTAGTTCACGAGTTAGACGAAGTGAAAAAATTTAAACTTCCTAGTGGAGAACAGGAAGTTGATTCTTATATGGAGAAAGGTGCAAAAGGAAAGAAAGTACCTATCGTTATTTCAAAGAAGTCTAATAAATTTAAAGTTTATGTAGATGGACAGGAACTTGCAACTTATAAAAATGAAAAAGAAGCAAGAAAGAATGCAAAACAATTAATAAAATTGTTAGGTGAAGACCTTGATGATTTTATAGACGAAGTTTTAGAAGAAGAACCTAGTATAGAAGATACACTTGGGTTCTCAAATGGTTTGAGAGGTAATCAAACCTACAATGATGTTGCAGAAAAGATTGCAACTATCAAATAAGGAGAAATAAATGTTTTTAATATCAGAACACCAATCAGACGAAATTAGTCTTATAGAAGAAAAAGATGCAAATGGACAGAAACATCAGTTCATAGAAGGTGTATTTCTCCAAACAAATTTAAAAAACAGAAATGGTCGTATTTACCCAATGAATATAATGGAAAAAGAGGTAAATCGATATAATAAAGAGTTCATTAAGAAAAATCGTGCATATGGGGAACTGGGTCATCCAGATGGCCCTACAATCAATCTTGAGAGAGTTAGTCATTTGATTACTGCTTTAGAGAAAGATGGTGATAACTTTGTTGGTAAAGCAAAGATAATGAGTACTCCAATGGGTAATATAGTTAAAGGACTATTGAATGATGGTGCAAAACTAGGCGTTTCCAGTAGGGGTATGGGGTCTGTGACCCAAAAGAACAATGCACAATATGTCCAAAACGATTTCATGCTTGCAACTGCAGCTGACATCGTGGCTGACCCTTCTGCACCAGATGCTTTTGTAGATGGTATTATGGAAGGTGTTGAATGGATAAATGAGAGCGGTGTATTTAAAGCCGTTGAGATTGAATCATGGAAAGACCAGATTCGACAAACCAAACAACGCCATTTGGAAGAAAAGAAGTTAGAAATTATGAAAAACTTCTTCTCTAAACTATAAAAGTTATAAATACATAGTAAAGAACAAAATAATCGTTCTTAATTTGTAATTTATAAGTAAATTTTTAAGGGGAATACACAAATGTCAGAAGATATTAAAAATCAAGACGAAGTGACTGAAGCATCAGCTCCAGTTGCTAATAAGGGTGTAGTGACTCCAGATAAAGACCCAGTGCCTAAATCAATCAAATCGGTTGACAAAGCTGGTGATTCTACCAAAAAATCTAAAAAGAGAAAAGGTGACTCTGATAAAGGTGACAAATCTGCACCAGAACAGGGTAATGTGAAACTTAATGCCATGAATATGATGGCTTCTTACAAAGAAGAAATTGAAGACATGAGTAAAATGGAAGCATTAAGAAAAATCATTGAAGAACTAAAGGCCTTTAGTAGGGATGACATCCAGTCCTTAATTAACGAAATGGACATGAAAAAAGATGATGAAGATGAAGACGATGAAGATGAAGATGAAAAATCAGAATCTACAAAAGCTGACCTTCTCAAGAAAATTGCTGAACATTTCAAATTAGAGGACGAAGTAGTTGTGAAAGAATCTTTAACTGCAATTCTTGAAGCATCAGAAGATGATGATGAAGAGGATGAAGACGAAGACGAAAAAGAAGTAAAAGAAGCATCAGAAAAAGATGACGAAGAGGAAGATGAAGACGAAGATGAAAAAGAAGAGTCTAAAAAAGAATCTTACGACATGACTGATGATGTTGCTGCTCTCGTTGAAGGTGAAGACCTTTCAGAAGAATTTCAAAACAAAGCAAAAGTAGTATTTGAAGCTGCTGTATCTGCAAAAGTTAGAGATATTCAAGAAGAACTTGAATCTCAAAAGAGAGACGAGATTGTTGAAGCATCTAACGAAATCAAGAGTGAACTAGTTGAAAAAGTAGATTCATTCTTATCTTATGTTGCAGAAGAGTGGGTTAAAGATAACGAACTTGCAATTGAAAGAGGTTTAAAGTCCGAGTTGACAGAAAACTTTATACATGGACTTAAATCATTATTTGAAGACCATTATGTTGAAGTTCCAGATGACAAATTAGATGTCGTTGACGAACTTGCAAGTAAAATCGAAGAAGTTGAAGCTAAACTAAATGAAGAGGTTTCTAAAAACATCGATTTAACATCTGAAAGAGATGAACTTGTAAGACACAAAGTGGTTTCAGAAGTCTCAAGTGACTTAACTTCTAGTGAAGTTGAGAAACTTACAAAGTTGATTGAAGACATAGACCAAGATGAAGATTTTGAGTCTAATGTTCAAACAATTAAGGAGTCTTACTTTAGTGGTGAGAAATCAACATTACAGTTAGACGAAGAAGTGGTTAGTGATAGCGAAGAAAGTGCTTCGACTGGGGAAGATAAAATCCTTGACCCAAGCATGGCTGCATATACTGCCGCATTAGGAAAAATTGACCCTAACAAATATAGTTAAGGTTGGTTTTAATATTAACACTTTTTATTAAATAAGGGGAAACATAAAATGTTTATGTCAGAAACTTTACAAGAGAAGTGGCAGCCAGTATTGAGTCATCCAGATTTACCAGAAATCAGTGACCCATACAAAAAAGCTGTGACTTCTGTGGTTCTAGAGAACCAAGAAAGAGCATTTAATGAAGAGAATGGAGTATCAAATCTTCAAGAAGCATCACCAGTTAACGCTGCTGTTGGTTCTGATGGTTCTGGGATTGCAAATTGGAATCCTATACTTATCTCATTAGTTAGAAGGTCTCTTCCAAACTTGATTGCATACGATATTTGTGGTGTGCAACCAATGACTGGCCCTACAGGATTAGTATTCTGTATGAAGGCTAGATATAACGATAACACTTCAAGACTTGCTATGACTGAAGCGTTATTCAACGAAGCTGATACAGATTTCGCTGGTGCGGGAACACAAGCAGGTACAGACCCATTTGGGGATGCAGCTACTTATGCAACTGGTACTGGTATGACAACAGCTGCAGGTGAAGCATTAGGTGACAGTGCGTCAAATCCTTTTGCATCAATGGCTTTCACAATCGAGAAAGCAACTGTGACTGCAAAGTCAAGAGCTCTTAAAGCTGAATACACAATTGAACTTGCACAAGACCTTAAAGCAATTCATGGTCTTGATGCTGAAACAGAACTTGCAAACATCCTTTCTGCTGAAATTCTTGCAGAGATTAACAGGGAAGTTGTAAGAACTGTAAACATCCAAGCAAAAACTGGTGCTCAAACTGGTGTTGCTAATGCTGGTAGATTCGACCTTGATGTTGATTCATCTGGTAGATGGTCAGTTGAGAAGTTCAAAGGTATGCTCTTCCAAATTGAGAGAGATGCTAATGTAATCGCAAGAGAGTCAAGAAGAGGAAAAGGTAATTTCATCCTTTGTTCTTCTGATGTAGCTTCTGCATTGTCAATGGCAGGAATGCTTGACTATGCTCCAGCACTTAACACTGAATTAAATGTTGATGATGCTGGTAATACTTTCGTTGGTGTATTAAATGGTAAGTACAAAGTGTACATTGACCCATATTACACTCTTGACCCAGTAAGTGGTCACTCAAACGAAGGTTATATGACAGTCGGTTATAGAGGTTCAAATCCTTATGATGCTGGTGTCTTCTACTGCCCATATGTTCCATTACAAATGGTTCGTGCAGTTGGTGAGAACACTTTCCAACCAAAAATTGGTTTCAAAACTAGATATGGAATGATTTCAAATCCATTTGTAGGTGCGACTCCAAGTGATGGTCTTGCGTCAGCAGGTTCTAACTTCTACTACAGAAAAGTTGAAATAGAAAATATTCTATAAGACTTTTGTCGTAGACTAATTAAAGAGAGACTTCGGTCTCTCTTTTTTTATGCACTATATAATTATAGGGAAGTCATAAGGACAACCCATACACACACATACAGAGAGGACAATAAAATGTCAGATTCAAGAACAGGATATGAAATCCGAGCAGACCTTCTTTCTCAAGCAGAAGGAATATTATCACAAAATTATCAAAGAGAAGTTGATGCTATCTATGCACACAACGATGCATTTCCTACTGATAAAAAACCTTTACCATTAAGAGAAATTACTGGTGAACAAGTGATTACACTTGCAAAAGAATTGAATGAGTTTGTGACTCATAATCAATAAATAAGAAAAACCCAGAGACAGGGTTCTAATGTTTCATATATCTCTGGGTTTTTACATGATGTCTTCAACTTGGTGGGAGAGCGACTCCACTTCATATTAAACCATTGAAGGGTTGTCATGTCCCCTACGACCTCTGGGGACTAATGCCGTTTCCTTAATTCATTTCAATAAATACCTCACTAACTAAAAACCTATTATACAAAAATATGTACCTATAATGCAAGTGTTATAAATACTATTATGACTACAAGACAAATATCAACTGCAACATGGGCTGGAAGTTTACCAGACAATCTATCCTATCTTGCACCAACACAATTTGAATTATTAGTTAAGAAATTACCTAATACAAAATACTTTGCAACAGGTGTTAATATACCATCTGTAAGTGTAGGTGAAACATTACAACCTACAAGATTGGGTGCAAATGTTAAACTGCCAGGCGATAAGATTCAATTTGGTGAAATAACGATTACATTTATTGTAGATGAGAATATGGAGAATTGGACTGAACTGTATAATTGGATGGAAGGAATTACTGCATCTACAGATACAGAGAAGTATAGATTATTAGTAGGTGCAAACAAAAGAGAAGACCAACCTCAAGACAGTTCTGGAGACTTTGACCAATTGCATTCAGATATGACAATTGTTGTGACTACCGCTGCAAACAATCCTAATAGATATGTTAGAATACAAGATGCATATCCATCAGCATTAGGTGAGATTGCAATGGATACTACTGTTGCTGGTGGTTTATCATATGTGACATGTACTGCATCATTCCAATTTACATCGTTTGAAGTTGCATCTACATCTTAAATAAAGTGGACAAATACCACTTTCGTGGTATAATTATAGTATGAAATTAGAAGATATTCAAGATATGTGGAAGGTTGATTCTGTAATTGACCAGATTGATTTAGATAAAGCATCATTACAGACACCATCTCTACATGCAAAATACCTAGAACTCTTAAACGAAAAGAGACTATCCCTCAAGTCTTATGAGGTGAAGTATAATCAACTTTTAAAACTTAAATGGATGTGGTATACAGATAAGTTATCTAAAGAGGAATTAGACGATTTGGGTTGGTCTTACGACCCTTTTGATGGGTATAATAAACCATTAAAGTCTGATTACAGTTATTATTTTAATGCAGATAAAGATTTATCTGATATGAAACTTAAAGTTGAGTATCTTACAGAGTGTGTTGAGACTTTAAAAGACATACTAAATATTATTACATGGAGACACCAATCAATAAAGAATGCAATAGATTGGTTAAAATTCACTAACCCAGCAGGTTAATACATTATGCCATCATTTCTACCAGAACATTGCACTACACTTTCAAAAGTTATTCCACCTAGTATATGTGAAGAGATTATAGAACTAGGAAAGAAAACATATACAGACTATGGACAAATAGGTGGTGGAGAAAATGGATTTGAAGACCACTTTACTCGTAAGTCTGGTGTTGCATGGTTAAATAGAGAATCAACATTATCAGATGGTAAAACAGTATTTGAACATATTACACCACATATAAGACAAGTCAATGCAGATATATTTAAGTTTGATTTAAACTTTCACGAAACATATCAATTTACAACATACAAAGCACCAGATGAAAAATATCAATGGCATTGTGATGGACACTTTGAACCTTATTCAGAAGAAGATTGTAAAAACGACCCAAATGCAGAAGAAAGAATAGGTGGGTATAGAAAACTTTCATATAGTGTAAACCTTACACATCCAGATAAATATGAAGGTGGTCACTTTGAATGGACAGACCCATTTGGATTAAGTCCACAGAATATGACACCAGATAACATTACATATAGAGCTCCACAGAGTGCAAGAGAACAAGGAAGTATAATCATATTTCCATCTTTTGTATATCATCAAGTCACACCAGTCACCAGAGGAATGAGACATTCATTAGTAGGATGGATAGCAGGCCCAACATTCAGATAACCAAAATAGATAATACTCACATAAGGGTAGATGCAGAAGAGTCTATCAAGAGAGAATTATCTGATTACTTTACTTTTCCAGTGCCAGGGGCCAAGTTTATGCCCTCTGTTAGAAACAAATATTGGGATGGAAACATAAGATTATATGCACAAACTACTGGTAAGTTGTATCTTGGACTGTATTATGCACTAGAACAATTTGCAAAAGACCGAGACTACAAGGTTGAAGGTTATCAATGGGAAACAGATATAGAGATATCAGACTTCACAGATAACTTAAATATGGGGTTTCCATTAAGAGATTACCAAGTGGAAGCAGTATCTCGTGGTATAAAATATAGAAGACAATTATTAGTGTCTCCAACTGCAAGTGGTAAGTCTGCAATTATCTATTGTATTGCGAGACACTTTTTAAAAATACATAAGAAAAGAGTACTAATCATAGTACCCACGACATCGTTGGTAGAACAAATGTCCAAAGACTTTGCAGAGTATGGGTACAACAAACCTATTGATAAGATGTATGGTGGTGATAAAGTAGGTAATACTGATATAGTTGTCACAACATGGCAAACATTATCCAGAATGCCGAAATCGTTTTACGATGGTTTTGGTGCAGTCTTTGGTGATGAAGCACACTTATTTAAAGCAAAGGTACTTACTGGTATCATGGAAAAGATGAAAGACATAGGTCACAGGTGGGGTCTAACAGGAACACTCGATGATACACAAACCCACAAACTAGTTCTCGAAGGTTTGTTTGGCCCAACTCATTATGTGACTACATCTAGTGATTTGATGGATGAAGGTGTACTTGCAGAATTAGATATACAATGTCTAGTACTCAAATAT